ATAATTGTTTGACATCCTTCACATGAAGATTTTCCAAAAGATTCATAAAACGTATTCTGGATGTTTGCTAAACTCTGATTTGTATTAAATGGCGACATGGAAGACAGTAAGTCCGATTTTTCCATAGTGAGTTTTTCAATCATGTTATATTATAATTCGTATTTAATATAACATTTTATATTTTTTTTATTCGATAGCAACAAAAGATTTACGGAAAGATAATAAAGACGAAATGCTATATTTTTTAGTAAAGCGTTATGTGTGGTATTTTCTCTCTTTTAAATAACAATAGTACATTCACACCGTCCTTTGTGGAACAGCAATTCAAAAAAGGAAAAAATCGGGGTCCGGAGTATTCTAAATTGTCTCAATCTGGACTTAAAGTGACGATGGGATTCCACCGTCTTGCGATTAATGGATTAAATACAGAATCGTCGCAACCGATTATTGATGGCGACATTGTTCTTATTTGCAATGGGGAAATATACAATTATAAGGAATTGTATCGTTATATGAATATCCAACCCAAAACAAATTCCGATTGCGAAATCATTATCCATTTGTATAAAAAATATGGCATTGAACACACTCTTCAAATGTTGGATGGAGTCTTTTCTTTTGTCTTACTCGACAATACCATCTATTCCGAATCCTATAAATTGTATATTGCGAGAGACCCATATGGGGTGAGACCGCTCTTTTCATTGACACCGGTAAACAGTGGGAGTAATGACGAAAAAGACCAAATCATCGGCTTCGCATCGGAAGCAAAAGTATTGTATGATTTTTATAGAGAGTTGAATGATACACCCCAAGAAAAGAAAAGAAAAACAAAGGCGAAACCGGCGATTTTGCAATCCGACCATGATAAACCGCCATTGAAATATACATTGAAACCATTCTTACCTGGAACCTATTCGTCGTATCATTTGTCTTCCAAGGTATTTTCTTTTTGGACGGTAGACAAGGAAAACGAGCGATATCATTCGAGTGGATTCAATTCGATTATGTATCATTTGAGTCCGCAATATTACGATAGTGAGATTATAATGAATATCCAGCGGTATTTTATTCGCGCGATTGAGAAGAGATGTTGTTCCACGGAACGGCCGATGGCGTGTCTTTTATCTGGGGGGTTGGACAGTAGTATTGTGGCGGGTCTCGTTAGACAATATCATGTCACACATGATTTGCCGCAATTGGAGACATATAGTATTGGATTGGAGGGGTCGGAAGATTTGAAATTCGCGAGAATGGTTTCGGAGCATTTGGGGACAAAACATACGGAACTATTGATTACCGAGGCGGATTTTTTGAATGCGATTCCGGAAGTAATACAATCGATTGAGAGTTATGATACCACGACGGTTCGAGCGAGTATTGGCAATTATCTTTTGGGGAAATATATTGCGAAGAATAGTCAGGCGAAAGTGATTTTTAACGGGGATGGTGCGGATGAATTAGCTGGTGGATATTTGTATATGTATTTAGCGAATGAGTCGATTGAATTTGACTGTGAAGTGAGGCGGCTTTTGAGAGATATTCATTTATTTGATGTTCTACGGTCGGACAGGTCGGTTGCCTGTCATGGACTGGAATCGAGGTCGCCTTTTTTAGATAGGTCATTCGTTCAATATTATTTGTCTATTCCACCGCAGACACGGTTTCACACACGCAATGAACAATGTGAGAAATATTTACTTCGATTGGCGTTTTCTTCGGAATATTATAGGAATTCCGCGGATAAGAAATTGCTTCCGGATGAAGTATTGTGGAGAACAAAAGAGGCGTTCAGTGATGGAGTGTCACGTAAGACACGGTCACTATATGAGATAATTCAAGAACATGCAAATCGAGTATTTGAAGAGGAATATAGGGATGCAATTTCGAAAATGAAAGGCGACGGAAATATCTATACGCAGATAGCGAAGGAAGACCCCGTTTTTAAAAATGCGAATGGACATTTATTGCCGAAGACGGCGGAACAGTATATGTATCGGAAAGAATTCGAGAAACATTACTCGGGGATGGGAACACTGATTCCTTATTTCTGGATGCCGAAATATGCCGAGAATATTACAGACCCGAGCGCAAGGACGCTGGAAATATACAATGATGAGGAAGAGGCGAAAGAACCGGGGGAAGAAAAAAAAGAGGAAATTGTGAATATTGAATTAACGAATTCATTTGTGGAGTCGAAGTGAAATGGAGGAATAATATGATGCGTATCATGTATATGATGTTTATATTTATATATTTGAATAAATGAGTTTCAAATATATAAAATTATAATTGATTTATGATATTTTTTTTCTTATTTTTCTTGTCTTATTATTTTTTTTGTATTCAATCAATTTTGCTCCACCACCACGTTTAGAAGGACGTTTAGAAGTACTACTACTTGAAGGTATATGAAAAAGAGTATTTTGTGGATGTTTAACTAATACTTGTCTCTCCTTTGAAAAATAACCACAATATGCTTGTGTATTTACATCTTCCTCATTACCTTTTAATAACATAAAAGCAGCTCTAAAGGAGGATGGTCTATCATTTGCAGTTAAAAATCTCACAGCCAAACCGTGTTCATTAAAAGGGTAAATACGTGGTACTTTAAAATATTTTTCTCCGGTATAACCTCCATATCTACATATAGCAGTTATTTCTTGGTATAAATCACCAGTACATTTAAATAATAATTCTGAAAATATTTCTTGGAAAAGTCTAATATTATCAGGATTACTAGGATCACTAAAAAATGTAAATAGATTCTTAAGAACATTTCCTCTACTAAAAATTATATCACGAATACCTGGTTCTTGAGATATGATAAATCGAATTAATTTTAAAAGTGTTTCTTTTAGTACGCGATGTGCTTCTAAATTTTTTCCTATAACATGGAGTTGTTTTGTTCCACTCAACGAGATACCACCAGGCAATCCAATTGTAAAATGTGATGTTGCATTTTCTAGACTTGTAAGTTCTAATTGACCATTATAATATAACGTTTCGTCATCCGATATAAGTAAAAAATTCATATTACCACCTTCTCGAAGTCCATCGGAAGAATTCCAGGAACATTGAGGCATACCATCAAAAATAGATGTATAAGGACAAAAAGTATGTGCCGTTCTAGATGTTGCAGGTATCATAGATGAATTATCTACATTGTAAAAAGGATGGGTAGTAATAGTAGGAAAATATCTAGTACTACCTTCTTCAGTGATATATATATTTTGTCCTGGAAAGTTAAAAGCAAATGGTCCTGCAAAGTATTTAAGTAGTTCTGTATCTAAACTTGCATTTGTTACCTTCCCCCATTTTGGGCTAACTTTTTTGGCTTCTTCTTGCCAACCTGCAATATACAGTAATATATCTGTTTGTTTTCTTAATGGATTGTGGTGTTCTAGTTCAGAAAGTTTTGGATTAATAACACCATTTCTATTACAGACACCTGTTAAAAAAAGTCCAGATTTTGCAATAAATTCCTGGAAATTACTTCTTACATCAAGATCCTCTCTAGTTAGACCACTCGTTTCTAACCTTTCCTGTTCTTTCTTTAGTTTTGCTTGTTTTTTTCGTTCTTTTTCTATAATTTCTCTACAATCTTTCTCAACAAGTTCTATTTGGTCTAAAAACCTTTTCGCACGCGAAATGTTTGTTCTACTAGAACTTCTTATTGATTGTGATATTAATCGGCTAAATGGGTTTTCTTTTTTGGTCAGACCTTTCAATTCGACATTATATTGGTTTTCTAGTGATTCTTGAATATTTACATATTCACCTTCTGATGTCTCGTTATCATCTAATTGTTCAAACTGTACTTTATTTATTGCATTTAATTCGCCAATTTTACGAAGTAAATCTATAGCTTCTAGATATGTTATAGAAGTTTTAAGAATATTACCACCACCTTTCCATGCGTTTTTTTTAACAGGTGATATGTATTTTGGAATGATATCCTGTTCGTTATAAGAAGATAAAAATTCACATAATTTCTCTAAATAAACATCATATTTCAGGAATTTGAAACCTTTACGAGAGCAATCTTTTATGAACTTGGTAATAATTTCATTAAATATACCATTAATGAATGTAGGATAACCTTGCAGAACTTCTGGAATGATTAAATCAAAACTATTCATACAATCTATAAAATAATATTCGCTATGAAGGATAATCATACTTTGTTCTTCGTCGTTATAGTTCTCTAAAAAATGTTGGAAGAAAGTAAAAATAATTTTGATATTAATATCTTGTTTTATATATTTCAGTGCGTACATGTACTCTTCTTCAGTAACAACAGTCGATACTTTAGTCCTTCTTATAGTAAATTTTTTACTAAATGGTTTTTTACTAAATGGTTTTTTACTAAATGGTTTTTTATAACGTGATTTTCTAGGAAGTAATTTTTTATCAGGAACAGTAAAACTATGCGGTTTACTATCAACAATAATTTGTCTTGCTTTATTTAGTTGGAGTGAACGCGCACGTTGACGTGATTTTTTTTTTTCGATGTATTGAATCGCCCTAGATATGTCAGCAGGTGAGAGTTTCATACTAGCCGAAAACCATGGAAATTCTTTATGTAGTTCTATTTTTTGAGGTATTGTTAGCGATTGTAAGAATAGTTTACCTTTTTTTTTATATGGGTTTCCACCATCAGTCATAGAACCATCATCGCCCGTATCATCATCATCATCATCATCATCATCACCAACCATAACATCATCAACCTTATCTGACATAGTTTGAACATTTGGAGTAAATTGCGCGACTAATTTTTGATTTCTTTTCCATCTAGCGATTGCAGCAGTATTACCATAATCGTGTATAACATCGTGAGCGATGATATTTAATAATAAAAATAACATATCGATATATTTAAATCTAATACGTCTTTGTTCTCCTCCTGAAGTACTAGCTTTCATAGGTTCCGTAGCATAACTTGAAGAAGATGACATATATTGTTACTATTTATAATAATGATATATATATATATAAATAATAATGTCATTAAATGAAGGAAAACGTAAAATACCAAAACCAGTAGATTATATTTATCAAGTTAAAAGTCCTCTTACGGACAATAAAATCTTTGATGATAGTGAAGAAGTTTTTATTAGCAATATATACAAATGGATTTTAGCTGGTACATTAGCACCAGAACTAGCTAAATTTATGGTAGGGGCACTTTCCAGAATTGTTTCGACATCTAAAAGAGTAACAGGTATGGATACAATAACTTTATTAGAACATTTAGAAAGTCGGCTACCTAATATTGAACAAGTTTTTTCCGATTGGGATGAATTATCTTATACAGATATTGTGAATAAAGTATTGGGTAAAGGGGCTGCTGGTTTTAAAAAGAAAGATAATGGTACAAGTGTACCATTAGGGGTGAGAGAGCAGATATTAGTACCGATGTCAAACCAGACACAATGTGAAGCTGCTGTAGGTCTTTACGGTGATAAAACACGGTGTTGGATATGTAATTATAATTTATTCAATTATACTGGTAATGATTCTTGTCCAAAGCATCACATAGATTGTGAACATATCTTACCTATAAAAGAAGCTCTACAATATTTTAATTTAGTAGCGGGTTCAAAGAAGCTATATGGTATGTCTGAATACGAATATAAAGAACTAGTGAG